GCATCTACAACGCCCCGACCGATGAGACGCTGCCCACCCCGACCTACGCCAACCAGGCCACCCCGCTGATCTTCAAGCAGGGCAACACCACCAACTTCACCGCCTTCTCCTACAGCGGCTGCCTGCAGAGCTACAACTTCAGCATGGCCAACGACGTGATCTATCGCGAGCTGGTCGGCTGCTCGAAGGAGATCATGATCACCAACCGGGCACCCAGCGGCACCATCGTGATCGAAGCTCCGACCATCACGGCAAAGGACTTCTTCACGATTGCCACCGGCAGCAGCACCGGCAGCATCACCTTCCAGCACGGCACGACCGGCGGCAACATCGCCACGGTGACGACTGCCCAGTCTGACCTGGGCAACCTGACCTACTCGGATCAGGATGGCGTGCAGATGCTGAACATGCCGTTTATTGCGGTTCCGACCAGTTCAGGCAATGATGAGTTCAGTCTCGCCTTCACCTGACTTTGGCTTTCGTACTTAAGCAGTCGGACACCTACTCGTGGCCGATCGCATTTGATATCCCCGTCGACGGTGGCCGTATGCAAAGGCAGACCTTCGACGGGGAGTTTCGTCGGTTGAGCCAGTCCCGCATCACGGAGATCGGCGCCCAGATCAAGACCGAGGAGATCACCGATGCTGACCTCGCAGCCGAGGTGCTGGTCGGCTGGTCTGGTGTGACTGATGGCGATGGCAAGGATGTGCCCTTCAGCCAGAAAGCACTGGAGCAGTTGCTCGATGTGCCGATGCTCGCGAGCGCCATCACGGTGTCCTACTTCGAGAGCCTGCAGGGAGCCAAGCGAAAAAACTGATCGAGGCCGCTGAGCATTGGGCAGGCGGTGGCGTTGTGGACGAAACCGCCGACGATGCCGCGGCCTTTGGCTTCGATCTGCCGGATCTGCCGCCGCCACCAGATGAAGACTTCGGGATCCTGCCTGAGAACTGGCCAGTGGTTGAGATGTTCCTGCGGGTGCAAACGCAGTGGCGCACCACGATGAGTGGCGTGATCGGATTGGACTATGCAGCGGTGCGTTGGCTGTTTAAGCTGTACGACGTAGAGGAACCGCGTGCGCTGCTGGAGGATCTTCAAGTGATGGAGGCCGCAGCGATGACGGTGATCAATAAGCAGGGGGCATAGCCATGGCAATGAACATGGAGGCCATGCTGAAGATCACCGCCAACGTGGCGGGTGAGAACAATATTCGGCGGCTTGGTAACTCGATGCAAGGCCTCGAGGGGCGCATCAAGAACGCCAGCATGGCGACCAACCTGCTCTACACCGGCCTCAAAAGTTTGGCCGCTGTGGCGGTTACGGGTGGTGTGGTGGCGTTGGCGAAGTCTGCAATCGACTTGGCAGACGATATGCGCGACCTGTCGCAGCGCACTGGCGTCGGTGTGGAGACGCTGGGGCAGTTCAAGGTGGCAGCCGAGCTATCGGGTAGCAGCCTCGAGGGCGTGGCGAAGGGACTGACCTTCCTGAATAAAAACATGGTGGCTGCGGCCACTGGCACGGAGGCGGCTGCTGCTGCGTTTAAGACGATTGGCGTTGCCACCACCGAGGCCGATGGCACGCTGCGTAGCGCCGACAAGGTGTTTCTTGATGTAGCCGATCGCTTTGCTCAGTTGCGTGATGGACCTGAGAAGGCAGCACTGGCGATCAAAATCTTCGGCAAAGCTGGCGCCGAGTTGATCCCGATTTTGAACCTCGGCAGCAAGGAGATCCAACGCTTTGGCCTCGGCATCGGTCCCGACTTCGCCGACAAAGCTGATGCGTTCAACGATCAGCTCGGGATCATGAAGGCACAGATCACTGTGCTCACCGTGCAGGTCGGATCAGCACTCCTGCCGGTGATGAGTGGATTGGTGAGCGTGCTCACGCAGGCGATCACCTTCGTCGGCAATCTTGCAGGCGAGTTCTACAAGGCGATCGGCGGCGCAGCAGGACTCCAGCAGGTGGCTGCCGGCCTGATCAAGACGATGGTGGTGCTCGGCGGTGTGACTGCTGGCGTCTTCATCGCAACCAACATCACGGCCTTCGCGACTGCGCTGCGAGGTGTGCTCGGCGTGATGCGCGGCATGTTGGTGCTTGAGCGGGCAATGCTTGCAGTGCAGACTGCTCGGGCTGCAGTGCTTAGCTTGATCGCTGGCCTGCAGACTCCTGGACCTGCGCAGGCAAAGGCCGTCGGCTTGGTCACTGGTGGCGCTGTTGGGGTGGGATTAGCTGTTGGCCTCAGCAAGCTGATCGATGATTTGATGAAGAAGATCGGCACGGGCATCTCTGGCGCGCTCACGATGCCCAACATCCCGACGCCTCCACCCGGCACCACGCCAGACCTGAGCGGCTTGCGCACGGGCGACGGCGGCAAGAAGAAGAAGGCAGATGATGAAGCTAAGCGTCGGCGTGATGCGTTGCTTGATTCAGCCAATGCATTGAAGCAATCCCGCGCTGAGTTGCAGATTGAAAGGGAAATGGATCCAATGCGCAAAATCCAACTGGAATATGCGGAGAAGCGCCGCGTGGTGATTGCCAATGCTGATAAAGCATTACGCGAAGCACTGAGCGGTGAACAGCAGGCCAACATCCAGCGGACTAGATCGGTCGATCTTCAAAAGCTGCAAGTCCAAGAAAGCAACGCGCTCATCGAAAAGTTCAAGGAGCTGAAGGGTGCCGGTTTTGAGGCCGCCATGAGTGGAGAGCTGTTCTATGTATCTGTAGAGAAAACAACGTCGGTGATGCAAGACTTCAGTGCAGGCATTGATTCCTACATTGAAAGCATGGGAACGCTAGGTACTAACCTAAGCAATTTGGCTCAGAACGGCTTCAAGGGGTTAGAGGATGCGATCGTCAGCATGACTACAACGGGCACGTTCAGCTTCCAAGAATTTGCGCGATCCATTGTCGATGAAATTGTTCGCATGATTACCCGCTTGCTGGTGATTGCGCCTTTGCTTCAATACGTCCAATCGTTGATCAATCCAACCAAAGGGCTGTTTGGCATCCCCAAACTGGATACATCTGTTGGATTTGGCACGGGCGTTACTGGTTTTGCCAAGGGCGGCATTGTGAATAAGGCCACCATGTTCACTTTCGCCGATGGTGGCAGTGGCCGATTTGGCTTGGCCGGTGAAGCCGGACCTGAGGCGATCATGCCGCTGCGCCGCGGCCGTGATGGCCGCCTCGGTGTGCAGGCTGCAGGTGGTGGTGTCAAGGTTGGCGAGATCAATATCACCGTGCAAAATACGGGTGAAAACCTGAGTCCCCTTGCACAAAAGCAAGTCGCCACTCAGGTGCAGAATTTGGTCTTGGTCACACTGGCCAATGAGAAACGTAGTGGAGGGATGCTGCGATGACTGCGTTCATTACGCTCAACGATATGCCGGTGGCCTTGCAGACCACCGTTCGTCGAACGGTCCGCACGCAGCGGATGCAGTTTGGTGACGGCTACTCCCAGATCCTGACTGATGGCCTAAACGCTCAACAAGAGACTTGGAACTGCAGCACTGGTCCGTTGACGCAGGAGCAGGCATACGGCATCGAATCTTATTTGTACCGGAAGAAAGGGCAATCGTTCACATGGACGCCACCTAATGCGACCAAGGCATTTGTCGGTCAGTTTGAGGGCGGCATCTTGGACCTCGGCTACACCAATCTGTCGGCCGTCACCCTGACTGGTTACACACGCCCGACCAATTACACCGCCAACCTTGCAACGGGTCGGCTGACTTCGGTCACGATCTCAAACTTGGTCGATGTGAATGTATCGCTAACGTTGGCGGCACGCGACTACATCATCGAAAACGGTTGGGAGTTCTCTTTTATTAGCTGTAGTTATTATGTTCTCAACTTTGCCATGCGACAGGTTTATGTATGACGCAGACGCCTCCTAACGCTCAAACTTTCAAGACGCAGCTTGCTGAAGTTGTCGATTTGTTCACCGTCGACATCAGCGTATTGCTGCCAGCAGGTTCGACTGAACAGGCGATTTACCGATTCTGCAACTGGTCTCAGGTTAATGGCGCCGATGTGGTTTATGACGGCAACACCTACACAGCGTTGCCGATGCAGACCACTGGTTTTGAGCTGAGCACCAATGGACAGCTTGAAAGGCCAAGCATCAAATTTGCCAACGTCGGCCTCGCCATCACTGGCCTGACCAATACCTATGACGATTTGGTAGGCGCCACGGTGCAGCGCATCCGCACGCTCACCACCTACCTTGACGGCCAACCTAGCGCTGATCCTGACGCCTACTGGGGACCGGATGAATGGGTGATTGAGCAGAAGGCAAGCGAGGATAAGCTGGCTGTTACCTTCCAGCTTTCTGTTCCGTTTGACCTTGAAGGCCGCAGCCTCCCCGGTCGCCGCCTGCTGCGCGAACAATGCCAGTGGATCTACCGCGACAACATCGGCTGCCACTACAACGGCGCAAGCTACTGGGACGCCAATGACAACGTGGTCGGCACCTTGGCGCAGGATGCGTGCGGCAAACGGCTGGAAAGCTGCAGATTGCGTTTTGGCTCCGGCAGCCGCTTACCCTTTGGGGGCTTCCCCGGCTTGGTGGATTCGCAAGGCTGATGGAACTGACTACTTGGTCAAATCCGCTGACTGCTGCCCAACGGCTCGCCATGCGTCATTACGCCGAGGCCGCCCACCCACGCGAAACCTGCGGCTTCATCCTGCAAGACGGCTCTGTGGTGGAGTGCGCCAACACCAGCAGTGAGCCGGATACGTTCACCATCAGCGCCAAAGATACGGCTCTGTATTACGACGACGCGACTGCCTGCTGGCACAGCCACATCAATTACAACGGGTTCAGCGAGGCTGATCGTAAAGCCTGCAAACAACTCAACCTGCCGTATGC